ATGATGACGGTCACTCTGGTGATGGATCAATTGAAGATCCTAAGACTAACACCAACGGTTTAACTATCAAGGGTGGTGTGACTGCTTATGGTGATATCAAGGTTTATTATGATGATTGCCAGATGAACGGCATCTGCTCTACCGAAACATCCTTCCGTGTTACTAACAGAGAAGGTAACGTTGAGATGGGTGAGAGATTCTACCAGAAGGGATTTGTTAGAGAAGATGAGAGTGGAACTGAAGTAATGTTCCATATTGATAATTTAGGACCCGCTGGTGTTGGTGGAACTGAGGGTGCTAAAGACTTCAGAATCTATCATAACAACGCTATTGATTCGTTTGGTATTGAGAAATACTGGACTCGTAATGGTGGTAGAAGACAAACCTATGTTGCATTTGATCCTGGAACTGGTATTGGACAACAGCAAGATAATCCACTAGAAGCTAATAACAACTATATTATTAATACTTCTTCTGGAAGTAATATGGTTCTGTATCTACCAGATAACCCTGAAACTGGAGACATGATCAGATTCATTGAACTTGCTGGTAATCTGACCTACAATACTAGCCTAGTTATTAGAGCGTTGAAGATTGGAAACAATGCAACTCCAATTCAAGGTGATAGCACTGGATCTAGAATTGGAGCTGGTGCAGGTCAAACCTTGACAACTGCATGGGACTCTGGCGAACTTGTTATTCAGTCACGTAATGCTGCTTTTGGTCTTCTATATGTTGGTGTTGTTGATATTGAAGGATCTGCAAATGCACAAACAATTCCACCTTCACTCCGTGGTTGGTGGTTGATGGAACTCTAAAAAGAAAAAGATGACTGCATATTACGACTCAATTAAGAGCATGAGGGTTGCCAAAATTGGCACCATCATGCCATGGGGAGGGGATGGAGGCAATGGATTCCTTGCCTCTAATATTCCTAAAGGATGGATTGTTTGTACTGGACAAACACTTGCTGCTTCTGACTATCCACTATTAGCATCTGTTTTAGGTGACACTTATGGTGGTAACATGACAGATGCTCAGGGAAACCACGAAGAATTTCCATACTATGGGAGTGAGGCAAATTTTAGATTGCCTCAACTTTCAAATAGTGTAATGATGGATTTGGAACGTCAATATCTATATGATCCAGATTATCAAATGGGTCAACCAGATGCTGATCAGGTAATATATGATGAAAATGGGAGTGTTCTTGGAGATTTAATTGCAGACTATGGTGAGACAGTTCCAATTAGAACCACTCATGAAGCAACTGCTGATATTGACTTCACATTAAATCTAACTGGTAATTTATATTTTAAATTCACCAATATTACTCTTTCGGCACCTGATTTTTTAGAGACAATTCATACATTAAATCGTAAACTGGGTATTAATCATACACCATCGCACGGTCACTCAGACAGAATTGGTTCTGTTAATGCTACTGGTGCTGGTCCTATGCCATTCAGAACTGATGAAGGCATTGTTATGACTGGTAGTGCATCTACTTCAAACGCTTGTGCTAAAACTAGAGGACCAAACACTTGTGCTCTAGAGGCAACAGAACCTACCACTTGGCAGAATGGTGCTGAGCTAATCACATTCTATGGTGATGGTAACAAAGAAAATACTCTTCCTAGATGTGATTCATTCATGGAATTCATTCAGGATAGTACAGGAAAAAATTATTGGGGATTTGTTCCTGCTGGTGAAGATGACTTCAGAGATGGAGTATTTAGAGGTAGTGGACACGCTTCTGATGTTTATACTCAAACTTTATTTGGACGTGGTGAGACAGATCAAATTGTAGATACTGTTCCAGTGGCTACGCATAAAACACCATGTCATATTGGTATGTTCCCAAGACCAATGGAAGTAAGAAGTAGACCTAACTACTTCGGATATGATACTGGATCTCCTGTTAGATCGGATGGATTGGTAGACGATCCTGAAACTGCTCCCGTATTTGCTGTTAGCGGTTGTTTACTTGATGCTACAAATAAAGTTATTCTTCCTGCAGGTACAGATCTTAGAACTCCTTATGGTACATTCCCCAACAATTGGTTCCAGTGGGATGCTATTACACCACTAATGTATGTAACACCTGTTAATACTGATCAAAAGTATGATATTTTGAGAGAAGGAACTTTTGTGCAGGGAGTAACTCTTGATGAAGCGTCGGGATTATATGAAGTCACACTGAACACTCCTGTATTAGTTAGTGGCACTCATGATTTGCAGTTTAGACATGGTTCATGGCCATGTAGTTTAAACTTAGCTAGGGACAATAAAAATCCCCTAGAACAAGCTTTTAGAGCACATAATCATGGTAGTTTTGAAGTCGCTCAAGGATTGGGGTCTATGTCTGGACCACCATCTCACACAGCATCTGATGCAGATGGTTCTTCATTACAAGCAGACAGTTTGGAGAATGCTCTAAATATTTCGTGTGATGTAGCACAACCAAACGTTACGATGACGTTCATAATCAAAGCATACTAATGGCAACATTTTACGCAAGAGAAAGAGCAAAATACGGTAACCTCACTGGGCAAGTAATCATTTGGCCAGTACAATATGAGGGTACTCCTGATGATGGTGGAAATGCTATAAATTTACCTGCAGGATACTTAAAATGTGATGGTAGTAGATATTTTGCTGAGGATTATCCACAACTAGCAGCAATTTTGGGAACAGGTGAAAATTCAAAGTATGCCAGAAAAAATATTGATGGTACTAATAGAGATCAGATTACTGATACTCAATTTGTTGTGCCTGATTTAGGATCAAAGTATCCAGAACCAACGTCTGGTGCTAACGCTGGTGTATATAATAATATTAGACTCAATAATGCTTTGGGAACTGAGATTAGTAGATCTGGTATTGGTATTGAATCTGTGTCTGCTATTGGTCAAGATGTAAGAATTACATATTCTGGACAGATTAGTGTACCATCACAAGAAATTCCTATTAGAGGTAGACCATCATACACGTATGCTGGAGCATCACACTACACCGATGAAGAGGGTGTAGAAGAAAATGCACTTCATCCACACACTCACTTCCACTCTGCTGTTAGAGCAAGAAACTTTACTCAAAGTGAAACGTCATCTAATGCACCAGCAGCTGAAGGACAAACAGGTAGAAGAAATGCAAGTACAATTGATATTCAAGACTGGTTAGATGCTACTACAAATAGTAGTGGAATTCCTGGAAGTGGACAGCAACCATGTCTAGCTATTGATGTATGGAATCCAAACTCAGGCACATCATTCTCTGGATCTGCTGTTTGGGGTAGTGGTTTATTCCAAACAGTTTACTTTGGTGGTTGCATCTTCGGTGCTGGAGAGCAATACACATATAACTGCATCAATAATGAAGAATTTGATGTTGAAAGAGATTCATCTGATGGATCTGCTGATGGATCAAACCTTGCAAGATATGAGGATACAAACTTTATTATTTTTGGATGCACTGGAGGATCTGGAACTACCGACCGTGATGGTACGGTAACAGTTCCTGCAACTTATGTTCAAGGTGCTGAGGGTGTTCCAGAAGATTTCAATAATAATAGTTTGTACGATGTTGTACCTCTACAGAGTAATCAAAACGTTCAAACATCTAGATGTACTCCTGACATTGAAAATGTCACCTCAGATACTACTGAATTAACCATTGCAGCGGGCGAAGACCCAACTCGTCACAGTCATAGGATTGATTTGGAGAAAACTGAACATACATATAAAGTAAAGACAAGAGCAATTATCGTACCACCAGAAAACCTTGTCACCACAATGTCTATTGGGGTTGATGCATCTGTTTCAGTGGACTCTGCTGTTGCTCCATTTATTGTTATGGAATATCTAATTAAGATCTAATTATGTCTCAGGGTTATAGGAACGCTAGAAAAGGATTTTTAACTGATCTTTTGGTAGATACAACACCAATTGGTGCTATTGTGCCTAACTTAAAGACAGGACAAAACTCGTTTGATAATTCTTACGTTAAAGCAGGTGCATCTGATTATCCAGCGTTATCTGAATTACAGGGCGATGCTTATCTTAATGGAGATGATCCCGCATATACTCATGATGGATACTTATATTGTGATGGATCTGAGCACAACATTGGTGATTATCCTGCTTTATTTGAAATTATTGGTAATGATTATGGTGGCAGATCTAGTAGTGGTATTGATATAGTTAATGGTGGTGGTGGATATACTAGTGTCCCTGCTGTTGATATTGATCCACCGCCAACTGTTGGAGGAGTTGTAGCGCAAGCAGTAGCACTTATTGATCTACAAACAAACAAAGTAACTGCAGTTAA